CGTTACATCATCGGCAACCCGCAGGGAACGATTGCTCCGACCCTCTGGGGTCTGCCGGTTGTCACGACCCAGGCCATGGCCGCAGGCAAGTTCCTCACGGGTGCATTCAAGCTGGGTGCGCAGATTTTCGACCGCTGGCAGGCTCGCGTCGAAGTCGCAACCGATAACGAAGACGACTTCATCAAGAACCTCGTCACTATCCTCGCAGAAGAACGTCTTGCTCTGGCCGTCTACCGTCCAGAAGCGTTCATCTACGGCGATGTCAACGCGCCTGAGACCCCGTAATCCGGTCGGCTCAAATCGACGGGCGGTTAACGCCGCCCGTTTCTTGAACCGAAGGAGAAACCCCATGAAGTACGAAGTTATCCGTCAGCATCAGGGCGACAAGTTCTATCTGCCCGGTGATGAGCGCGATGCATCGGAAAACGATGTTGCTCATCTGGTGAAAAGCGGCGTGTTGAAGGCCAAGGCCGAAGGCAAGCACAAGAACAAGGCCGAAGGCGCATCTGACAAGAACAAGGGCGAATAATCGATGCTGCTTCCAGTCCGCACACAAGCGCCAGCCGTGACGCCGGTATCGCTTGAGGAAGCGCGCCAGCATCTGATCGTCTCCGGGTTCACCGATGACGATGATCAGATCACGCGCTTTGTTCAGGCTGCTACCGACCATCTGGAGCGAACGCTAAACATGTCGCTTGTCACCCAGACATGGAAGCAGTCCTTTTGCTCGTTCGATAGCTTCCTGCGGCTCCGTAATGGCCCCGTGGCGAACATTGTATCGGTGAAGTACTTCGACACCGACAATGTGGAGAAAACCGTTCCAGCGGCCGCCTACAAGACACTGGACTACACATGCGGGACGAGTGTCACGCTCACTTACGGCAACTCGTGGCCCGCTACGGTATCTCGTCCCGATGCGGTGACGATTGAATACACGGCTGGCGTTCCGGCGGATGAAGTTCCAGCTTCTCTCAAGGCTGCCATCCTCATGCATGTCGGACTGATGTATTCGTACCGTGGCGACCCTGAAGGCCCACGCATCGACAGCAACCCGGCGTATGAGGCGCTTATCTGGCCGTTCCGGCGTCCAAAGGTGTGACCATGGCAAAAGCAGGATCGGGCCAGCTTCATTATCAGGTCGCGCTGGATAAGCGCGAAATGGTCTCGGATGGCATGGGCAACGAAGTAGGCCAGTGGGTCGAGCAGTTCCAGACACGCGCCGAGTTCATCCATCTCAGAGGCGGTGAAAGTGTCCTTGCTGGCCGTCTTCAGGGTAAGCACACACAGGTTATCCGGGTCCGCAACTCTTCCAATACTCGGATGATTTCCACGGACTGGATGCTTCGGGATGTGCGCACCGGAAAATCGTTCGATATCAGAGATATAGAGCACGAAGTTAACCGCCAATTCATCGCACTCACGTGCGAAAGCGGCGTAGCTACAGGGTGATGTCATGGTAGAGGGGCTTGATCGCCTTAAGCGCAAGTTGACCAAGACAATCCCGACCGCTGTTGTTGATGCTACCGTCAAGGCGATGGAGCAAGGCGCGGATGAAGTTGTCTCGATGATGCGGCGGCTTGTTCCGAAAGATACTGGCAAGCTTGCAGCTACAATCAATTGGACGTGGGGTGAAGCTCCTGAAGGGTCACTGACACTGGGGCGGTCCAAAACCGCCGCAAACGGATTACGCATCACGATCTATGCTGGCGATATGTCAACGATGGTTGGTGAGCGAAGTCAGTTCCAGCTTGCAAGATTGCAGGAGTTCGGAACCCAGCACATGCAAGCCAACCCATACTTTTTCCCGTCATGGCGCGCATCGCGTAAGCGAGTGAAGGGACGGATAACGAGACAGATGCGAAAAGCAATCAAGGATGGCGCGAAGTGAATATCTCAGAAGAGCTTCAGCGGTATCTCTATGCTAAATTGCGCACGGTTCCCGAGGTGACAACCTTGGCTGGCGGACGTGTTTATGACCGAGTGCCGGAAGGTAAATCGTTCCCGTACATCAGTTTCGGACCCTCTGACATAGTTGACGATGGTGCGGAGTGTATCGAGGCGGAAACTCATACCATCCAGCTCGACGCATGGTCGCGGGCCGTTGGCAAGGGCGAATGCAAAAATCTGGTTGATGGCATCAAGAAAGCACTCCAACGCGATACGCCGGAGCTATCGGACAATGCAATCGTGGAAATGACCGTGCCGTTTACGAGGATCGTAACAGACCCAGACGGCCTAACCACACACGGGATAATCCAGGTGGAAATAAGAGTGGAGATCGCGTGATGGCATGGGCAATCTTTAAGGTTGAGTGCAACTGGTCTCGTCCGAAAAGTCGGTTCTCGTTCAATGCGAAGGCGTCACCGGAACCACAAGAACGCCCGCAAGATTTCATTGATTTTTGCGTATCGAAGGGATGGGCAGAGCGCGTCCAAAGCCCTTCACGCGACCAGAAACGCGCCCTGAAGGGCCGTAACCGGGCGAAATAAGCCCATTCACCTGAAACCGGGCCTCAAGCCCTTTTAAGGCTGGCGAGTAGCTGGCCCGTTTTCGCATGGAGAAAGCACATGGCTACCAAGCCGACTACCGCCGCATTCCCTGATTTCATCCTTGAAGTCGAAACCGATACGCCGGGAACGTTTACCAAGATTTGCGGCATCACTCAGCGCGGCATCAATCGCCAGCACAATATGCAGACCACTGAAGTCCCGCAGGACTGCGACGACGAAAGCCTGCCTAGCGCGGTCGAGCGCGCAATCCAGTCGTCTGAAGTGACGATTTCTGGGTCTGGCGTCTGGGCATCTCAGAGCCACGAAATGATGCTGGACTGGTGGTACTTGGGCCAGACCAAAAACATCCGTATCAAGCACGTGAAAGCCGCTGTTGGAGACACGGAATACGAAACCGGGCCAGCAATCCTCGTCAACCTCAACAATGCTGTTGAGAAGGGTCAGAAGGTCAACGCCGAAATCGAAATTCAGTTTGATGGTGTTCCTGAACGTACCGCTAAGGTAACTCCATAATGGCTAAAGCGTTGACGTGGGCAGGCGGGGAGCATGATTTCGAACTCCGCCTTGAACATCTTCGTGCGCTTCAGGACAAGTGTGATGCAGGGCCAGAATGGATACTGGCCCGCCTATCAAGCAAGCAATGGATGGTTGATGACGTAATTCAGCCAATCCGCCTTGGGCTTGAAGGTGGTGGGATGGAAAAAGAAGCGGCTCGAAAACTCGTACAAAAGTTTGTCGAGGACCGGCCACTAACTCTTTCCGTTCTGACGGCGCAGGCCGTTTTGATGATGGCTTTGTATGGCGACCCGGACGATCAGCCGGGGGAGCTGGACGCGGGCGAGGGGAAGATGACCCAGACCCGCTCCCGCGCGGGAAATGGAAATTCCACCGATATTACCAATGGGCAGGAGTAATCCACCGCGACGTCGGCAAGATGACGCTGTGGGAGTTTTCGTGCGCCATCGAAGGCCATCAAGCTTTCCATCGGGGCGATGAAAAAGCCGCGCCTGAGATAAGCAACGACACTTTGGCAGAGCTTGGAATTGAGGGCTTCTAATGGCAACGGACGTTGAACGGCTCATAGTATCTCTGGAAGCCCGCACCAAGGCTTTCGAGAATGCCCTGAACCGGGCAAACGGAACAGCCAATAAGCGAGCGCGCCAGATTGAGAAGCGCTTTGCAGATATGAATAAAAACATATCTGCGACGTTCTCTAATTCGCTCAAGAACGCAACGGCGCTCGCGGGTGTTGGCCTTAGCGCACGTGAAGTCATTCAGTACGCCGACGCTTGGACGCAAGCAGGCAATATGATCCGGGCAGCGGCGGCCTCGGCTGGCGTTCAGGTGCGCACCCTCGAACAATTGAACGCGGGCGCTAACGATGCTCGCGTAAGCCTGACAGACTATGCCGATCTTTACGCTAGGCTCATTCGTTCCGCGTCCGGTGTTGCGAAATCTGAAGAAGAAATCGCACTCGCGACCAACCTTGTTTCCAAGGCATTCAAAGCGGGCGGCGCATCCGCGCAAGAACAGGCAGCGGGCATTCTCCAGCTTGGCCAAGCGCTCGGTTCTGGCGTCCTCCAAGGTGACGAACTTCGCTCCATTCGCGAAAATGCGCCTATCGTTGCAAAGGCAATAGCGGACGAGTTCAAGGTTTCCATTTCGGGCCTTAAGCAACTTGGCGCTGATGGAAAGCTAACGTCTGACCGTGTTTTCCGCGCAATCATCAATGCGCAGAAGGGCATCGAAGAGCAGTTTCGTGCGACTAACGCCACGATTGGCGATAGTTTCACCAAGCTCGCCAATAATCTAACGCAATATATCGGGCAGGCAAACGAGGCATACGGCATCACTGCAACCGTTGGCGGGATTGTGAATGCTCTTGCTGATAATATCGGTTTGGTAGCGAACTCGGCTGCCGCTGCCGCCGTTGTCCTTTTGTCTCAGTACGTCCCGGCAATGGCGCGCGTTGCCGTAGCTGGCGCGGCTATGGTGGCTACGAACCCGTTCCTCTTGCTTGCTTCCGCTATCGGAGCCGCCACCTTCGCAATTTCAGCGTTTGGCGACCAGATACAGCCGATTGCTGGAGAAATGGCTAATCTTCAGGATTATGCTGCTGTAGCATGGGATGCCCTGAAACAAGGCGCTATGGATGTCGCGTCGTTGGTGCGCGATGATTTTCTTTCTGCGATCAACCTAATTTCTGAGGCGCTTTCTGGAACGAAGGTAACTTGGGAAGATGTATGGACTACGGCCAAGGGTGTAGCCAACAACATAATCAATTCGATTGGCTTCCTCTACGACGCGACCGTTACCACATTCATGAAGCTTCCCGGCGCTGTAGCGGAAGCGGTTATCAACGCCATGAACTCGATGATCGCCGGGATAGAGGCCGGTCTTCAGAAGGCGTTGAACGGGATTAATGCTGTTTCAGCCGCGCTGAATAAGCTGGATAGCTTCGTAGGTGTCGCGCCGACGCTGCCGGAAAACCTGACTGTTGAACTTGGTCGCTTGGACAACAAATACGCCGGTGCAGGCAAGCAAGCGGGCGATGCCTACGGCGCGGCTCTTCAGAAAGCCGCCGAAGACCATCTTGGCAAAATTGGCGAAGCGTGGCGAGAACAGGCTAACGCTCGTGCACGTCAACGGACTGCCGATGCAAAGGACCAAGACCTTATCGCGCCGAATAGGACGGCGAACACGGCTGGATTTGGCGGTGGTTCTGGCGCATCGGCAGACGGCGATGGGGGCAAGAAAAAGAGAGGGCGCAAGGAACGCCAGAATGAGCTTCAGCGCGAGATAGAGCAGATTAAGGAGCGGACAGCTACGCTTCAGGCGGAAACCGCAGCACAAGCCCAGATTAACCCGCTGATTGATGATTACGATTACGCAATCACCAAGGCGAGGGCCACGCAAGAGCTTTTGAATGCGGCAAAGAAGGCCGGTATTGAGATAACCCCTGCGCTGAAGGAGCAAATCAACGGACTGGCTGAAGGTTATGCTCATGCTACGGCTGAGGCTAACAAACTGGCCGAAAGTCAGGAACAGGCGAGGGAAGCCGCTGACTTCTTCAAGAACAGTATGCTTGACGCCTTCCAGTCCATGGTTCCGACGATTGAAACCGGGAACAAGGCGCTCGATAAGTTCCTGAATACGCTGATTGAAGCCGTCCTTCAGGCAACCTTGTTGGGCAAAGGGCCATTGGCCGGATTGTTCGGCGGCGGCGGATTGTTCAAAGGCGGCGGCCTGCTTGGCGGTGCCATTATCCCCGGCATCCTTCACAGTGGCGGTGTAGCTGGCTCTGATGGATACGGTCACGGTAGAGCAGTTTCACCCTCAGCCTTTTCGGGCGCAAAGCGCTATCACCGAGGCGGGATTGCCGGTCTACAACCTGGTGAAATACCTGCAATTTTGCAACGTGGAGAAGTGGTTCTTCCCCGCAACTCCAAGTTTGGAGGCGGGAGCACGGAAACCATCAACGTTGTTCTGCGGGATGACAGTGGCCGAATGGCTCAGATTGCCGATCAGCGCATTCAGACTGCATCAGGCGCGATTGTTCAGGTTTCGGTGCAGCAAAGCGCCAAGGCTGTTCAATCGAACTTCCCGACCATGCTAGCCGACGCTCAGGCAAGGAAAATGTAATGGCAACCATTCTCTGGCCCCGTTCGGTGCTAAAACCGAAGCGTGACCCGTTCAATATTGCCCCGCGTACACTCGCAGGCCCTTCCAGCGTGTCGGGCGTGACGCAGGTTACGGCTTCCGATGCGGGTATCTGGAAGGCGACATTCAGCGACATCATTATTCGTCGTGGATCGCCTTCCGTTCTTGCATTTCGGGCTATTGCAAATCTGCTGGAAGGTCGTTTGCGTCCGATCCTGGTTCCTCGCTGCTGCGCTTATCAGCCGTTCGATCCTGACGGCAATGGTGCAGCGGATAAGGTGCCTCATTCGGATACAAGCCCGTTCAGCGATGGCGGACTGTACCGATCCCGGTCAATCGATATCCGCCTAATCAGCAACATACCGCTGCGCGGGACGACGGCGAACATATCGCTTGTTACGGCGGGCCAATTGCAGCCGGGGATGGATTTCTCCATCGGAGAACGAATGTACCGCATCCGCACAGTGCAGATGACAGGCGAGAACACGGCTACCATCACATTCCGTCCTCCGGCCCGCGAAGCCGCGCCAGCTGGTAGCGAGATGGAGTTCGACTATCCAGTGTGCAGGATGCGCCTGGCGTCTGATAGCGAAATGGACCTCGATCTTGATCTCATTTCGCAGTGGTCATTCCCGACAGTGTCGTTTATCGAAGATGTCTAGGAAAGCCAGTGCCAATTCCGACCAATACAGATGTCGCTTATGCTCGTTTGTGAGACACCGTAATGGGTAGCTATCACATGTTGTGGGATTAGCCCATTCAAAAACCTGATGGTCCGAACATCGTCAGCTTTCAACTTTGAAGCGCCGTGCCGTTCGCCTCTGTTATGTGTGCCATGTTCAACTCGGTCAGCTTGGTTTTCTGCCGGCGTCTTCCATACTAGATGACGCGGATTAATGCATCCGAGATGTCCGTTACCACAGGTGTGAGCGGCGTGATGGCTGTCGCTAGGTGGGGTACCATTAATTTCGATGCAAACCAAACGCGAGACAAGATGTACGCGACCGTTCATCCAGATTTGGCCGTAACCATGTTGGTTACGATAGAATGGCCATATCAAGCAATTGCTGCCTTCATATTTCAAGGCGATATCAAAGAACTTCTTAGTTTCGCCGTATGATTTTCCGGCGAGAGGATCACCGTGGCGTTGCCAGCGGCCATAGTGCATTGAGCACCAACCGCGACACGCAACGACCTTGTCACATTCAGGGATTGAGCATAAACGGAGAGTAGCCATTCTGACCTCCTGTAAAGGTTGGCTTGGTTAGAGCGCGTCGTCGGGTGCCAGCCCTTCGGCGCGTTCGCTATTTATAGCCTATTCGAGTGCATTTCTCAAGGAAACCAATCGGATGAGCTTCTTTAACACGGCCCAGCTGGCCGAGTTCGCCAAACATGAAGTGCGGCTGGATATGCTGGTTGAGTTCCGCTTTGCATCTGAGACGATGCGTGTCTGGAATGGGAATACGGCGCTGGAAACCGGAGGCAATCGCTATGAACCGATGTATGGCTATGGCTCTATTGACGGCATCGGCATGGCTTCGACCACTGCCGCACAGAACGTCACGTTCCAGCTTTCAGGCTTGCCGGATGCGACACTGAACTTTCTCGCCATGGCACTTGATGCAAATGACGAGGTAGATCAGCGCATTGTCGTGATCTCGATCCAGCTTTTCGATGAGGAATGGCAGCCACTGGGCGGCCCCGCGCCGATCTGGTGGGGCTTCATGCAGCCGCCCCGCATCAGCCGCACCGAAATGCAAGGTACAGAAGGCGCTATTCAGTCGATCAGCATGACGGCAGAAAACGCATTCTTCAACCGATCACGACCAGCATATGGCCGCTATACCGACCGCGATCAACAGCGCCGCTCGCCCGGAGACAAGTTCTGTCAGTTCATCGGTTCGCTGCTCTTCAAGAGCTTTAAATACCCGGATTACTGAGCTAAGCTTATGAATTTAAAAGATTATTTTGTAATTCTACTTCTGACAGGTGTAAATATAGCGTCTTCAATTGTCATGCCTTTATAAACACGGCGTCTAATAGTGGGGTAATACATGCCGTAATGCTCACACGCTTCTTTAAGTGTCATATGCTGGCCTCTTACAACGACAGTTTTTACATTCCTGCGGTTGCGGTTCTGTTCTTCCGATAAGGCCCATTTGCAATTGCTAGGCTCGTAGTTCCCGTGGTTATCAATCCTCTCAAGTGAATGGCCCTTAGATGGTTTATCCCCCATATCTACAAGAAAATTAGCGAAGTTCTCAGACCATCTTTGACACACCCTAATGCCTCTGGCTCCATAATTTGGGTAATTATGGTTCTTGGGGTTGATGCATCGTTGCATCATTGAGCGCCAAGCTGTGAATTCAGAGCTTTTCTTTCCTCTGGGCGCTAGTCCATGCTTGTTGTTTCTTTCCGTCAATTCTTCGCGTTGGAGGCAACCACAGCTACGTGATCGGCCACCAACTAGATTACCCTTTTGAACCATCCTCTCGGTTCCGCAATCACATCGGCATAAAAGCATTGGGCTTTTGCCTCGATAACCTGCGCTCGAAAGAACGGTATATCTGTGAAATTTTTGACCAGTGTAATCCATATTGCTCACCTGAAAACCCCGAAAGAAAGATTATCGTACTCATGTCTGATACGCTAGAAAAATTTCTTTCGGGAGAGATGAATATACCCTTTTCTTGGGGAGTTTCGGACTGCGCTTCAACTGCTGATCGCTGGATCAAACTTCAAACAGGTTTGTCACCATTAGCGCAGGCTGGGTTGATTTATCGCGATGAATACGAAGCAACAGCCATTCTCATCAAGCGCGGCGGGTTCCCGATCATTGTTAATCGGGCAATGAAACTCGTCGGCTTTGAGAAAACCGAAGCGCCTCAAACAGGGGACGTTGGTTTGATCATTCGTTCTGGCAGGATGTGCCTCGCGATACGAACTGAAACACTTTGGTTTTCACGAGATGAGAGCGGGCTCATCGGCGCGCCACTGTCCGCTGTCTGGAAAGCTTGGAGAATTAAATGCCAGTAGCACTTTCCGGCATCATTGCGTCTGTGGTGGGCGCTGGAGCGCTAGGCGCTGCCTTGCAGACAGGGCTTGCCCTTATCACACTTGCCGCCGGTACGACGCTCGGCAGTCTGGCTATAGGTCTGGGAATTTCCTACCTCGCATCGTCGCTGTTTCGTCCAAAGCAGCCCAAGCCGGAAGATGTGCAGCAGCAGGTTCGCCAGCCTACGCCGCCCCGTATTCGCCACTATGGCCGCGTCAAGACATCTGGCGCATGGATATTCGCTGAAACCCAGAGCGGCGGCTTCTTCAAGGTTCTTGCCTTGGGGCAAGGCCCATTCGATGCCATTGAAGAATACTGGCTTGATGATCAGAAGATCGATTTGCTGCCGGACGGCTCACCGACCCCGCCGAGCAAATGGCGTGAAGGAACGACGGGAAATCCTCTCTTGCGCATCCAATCCCGGCTGGGCGCACCAATCGAGGCGGCCTACGGTGAGCTAACCTCAAGGTTTCCTCAGTGGACGGCAGCGCACCGGGGCGACGGCATAGCATCATTGTTGGCATCTCAGTATGCAGTCGGAGATGAGTATTATCTAAGCCTCTTCCCGAACGGCGTTAACACGAACTATCGCGTTGTGGCTCGCACATCTCTGGTCAAAAACCCTGTCACGGGTGCGGTCGCTTGGAACGACAACGCCGCCGCAGTGATCCGGGATTACATGACGCACCGCGACGGAATGCGCCTCCCGGAAAGCCTCGTTTCAACGCCTTTGGCGCAAGCCGGATGGGTTGCTTCCTATAACCGGGCGGCAGAAGCAATCCCTGTGGCCGCAGGTGGCTCCGAACCGAGATATCGCCTGTGGGGTTCATACAGCTTGGACGAACGGCCCGCTGACGTTCTGGGACGTATGCTCGGATGTAGCGATGGCAGGCTCGTTCCGACGCCTGACGGCGGTCTGACACTGGATATCGGCGCGTGGTCGGAGCCGACTGTGGTTCTCACCTCGGACGCCATAACGGGCTTCAGTGACGTGGGTCGTGGCCGTGATGTAATGACGACAGCTAACACGATCCGGGCTACATTCCTTGATCCGAACCAAGATTATCAGGCGTCCGACGCCGATCCTTGGGCGGACGAGGCTGATGTTTCAGAACGTGGCGAGGAAGCCCGAGACGTTCAGTTCAATCTAGCTCCCTCGCATAGCCAATGTCGGCGGCTGATGAAGCTTGAATGGTTCCGCGCTAATCCGAATTTGGTGGGGACGTTCAATACGAACCTGCTTGGTCTCGCGGCCTTTGGTGAACGGTTCATCCGCATTCAGTATCCGCTATTCGGCATCAACAGTGTTTTTGAAGTCCTTGATTTCAAGTTCATCCTTGGCGAAGGCGGAATATTGCAGGGTGCGACCGTTCAAGTTCAATCAATGCCGCAAACTGCCTACCAGTGGGATACCTCGCAGGAAGGCACAGCGCCGGTATCGGACGAAACAACGTCTGATGACGACTTGCCGGTGCCAGATGCGCCGGATGTCATCATTCTGTCTGGACCTGTGGCCGAACTGAGTTTCCCGCCAACCGGCAATATTCTGCTGAATTACATGGTCCGCTGGAGAAAGACCGCTGACACTGAATGGCGCGTGGCTGGGCCGCTCGAAAATGATGCTGAGAGCTTTGAAACTCCGACGCTTTCCGCGTTGACAGAATACGAGTTCCAATTGGCTGTGCGTACTCAAAAGGGCCGCATCGGCGGGTACTCGGCCAGTACGATCAAAACGACGCCCTGACCAACCTAACAACTTGAGAAATTCACACCCTGCCTTGGCGGGGCGATTTGCTGTGGAGCATTCGCATGACCGTTCGCACGATTGATGAAATTTTCCGCGATTTCATTACCGATGGTGTTCCAGCATCCGGGCCATTTAACCCGCACAAGCCGGATATCCGCGACACTTTGAAGGCGCTGACCGAGGGGAGCGAAAACTTCCCTGACAACCGCGTCATTCGTCTCAACAACGCTGACGAAGGCACGGCCAACAATATTGTCGTGACAGCTTCTGTTGCTATCCCGGCGGCGGCATATCAGGTGCTCTATATCCTGAATGTCACTCAGGAGAACACCGGACCAGTGACGGTATCCGGCGCAATTAATCGCGCACTGGTTACGAACATCAATCAGCCGGTGCCTGCGGGTTATCTCACGCCAGGTATGGCCCTCTTGTGCATCGATACTGGCACAGAGCTGCGGTTGCTCTCTTATGGTGACGCTGAGGCTATTCAGGCGGCAGCAGAGGCTGCGGCTGATAGAGCCGAAGATGCTGCCGCAGCAGCAGAAGCGGCGGTTGGTGGGCAATTGTCGAACTTCGATAGCCGTGCGTCCGTGGCGGCAGCAAACATTCTCCCCCTCGTTTCATATGTGCGCACTGCTGGCTATTCCGCAGCGGGAGATGGTGGAGCCGCACTATACAAACGCGCTTCGTCAGAGCCGACACATGCCGGTAAGGTGCAGTCAGCCGATGGTGCTTGGTGGGAACTTGCCGATCAGCCGCTGAACGTAAAAATGTTTGGCGCTAAGGGCGATGGCATCACTGACGATTGGCAAGCGATAACGAACGCCATTGAATATTGTCGCCAGACTTATATCCCGCCATCGTCACGCCCATTCTACCCGCAACGATGGACAATGCGTTTTCCCGATGGAGAGAACGGGACCTATCTTGTTTCTCAGCCAGTCGTGCACGTTGCTGGATGCACGATCCTGATGGGTGCCGGGGCAACGCTTAAAGCGTCCGCCGTAATGGAGGCCGTGGTTACTTCGGAAGAAGTAAACTACTTGTCAGGTCATCACTTCGGGCGCTTTGAGGGCGGGATCATTGACGCGGACAACAAAGCCGTCCGCTGCATAAACCCAAAGATTTTTGGTTTTTACACCATTGAAAATACAATGATGCTCGACCCGACTTTGCACCACGTCGATCTTGGTGACGCAGACTTGACGGGATATGGGATTTACGAAGCGATGTTAAAGGGGCTTCTTTTGCGCCGCTCCTTGGATCGCCCGCCGCCCGTCAATAGCTGCGGCATTAATATATCAAAGTGCGGCGATAGCCACTTTGAAGATATCATCATCATGGACGTTGAACGCGGAATGAACGGACCGCTTTGGGATAGCAAAATTACGCGCGTTCACGTGTGGAACACGGACAGGGAAAACCATCCTGTTAAAGTTGGCTTCTTTAACACTGGCGGTCAGTGCATTTACTCGCAATGCCAAGTTGATGGCCCATTGGCTACAGGTGGCAGCGGATGGTACTTCTCTCAACCCGGTAACGTATTGTTAGGTTGCTCCGTTAACGGTGAGGTTGCCGGTTCTAATGTTTTCCAGGGAGTTTTTCTGGATATGGGAGCCTTTAGCACTGTTATCGGATGTACGTTTAAAGCTAGCTCCGGGATGCTGTCAGGTGACATATTGGGTCCAGGCGTAGACGGTAGTGTACTCCTCGGGAACATCTCTGTGAATTGTACTGTCGTCCAGGGTAATAGACTTCCTGTAGTCGGTACTCAGTCGTATACGGCGGCACAACTTGCAGCTTTGACTAACAAAAAGAGAGGAGATCGCGCTTTTTGCCACGACGCCAGTGCCTCAACGTTCGCGTCTGTTCTTTCAGGAGGAGGATCAAACTGGGTACCTGTTGTATTTAATGGCAACAACTGGATTGTAGGTTAGCGCCTAGCAGTCCCTTGAAGATATCACTCTCGGTTGGTAAGAGCAGATTTTGACATCAAACAAGGGGCCTTTTCCGTGAATATTCTTTTGGTTACACCGGAAATTCCACAGCATGGTGGCGGGGGAATTGCAACTTACACGGCAAATATGACCCGCGCATTGTGTGACGCGGGTCATTCTGTGAATATTTTCAGCTGGCGCATTGTGACAGATGAACCGACCCAAAAAATAATATCCCGGAATTCATTACACGTTGACATTAATGCTGGTGAATTATGGGCCAAGTTTAATGCTGGCCCTGAAACGGTAGCTGCCAGCCACTTTTTGTTGGATTATATATTAGAGGCAGTAGCAATTTGGGAGCCGGACTTAATAGAGGGTACCGATTACTTAGCTCCACTATATGCTTATCAACTTGCTAAACGGAACGGTGCTATATCGACAGGGTTAAGCAAGCCTGTTGCTATTTTCAATCACGGTCTTCAGCGTGATATATACCGTTGTGATGCAAATATACCTACAGAGTGGGCTAGGCAAAACATCTATACTGAGCGCCTTACTTTGAAGTGGGCAGATATTTGCCTTGTACCATCTAACTTTGCTCACGCTACCATGTTAAGGCAGTGTGGCAATGTATCTACTTATGCGATTATTCCCGAACCCTATTACAGTGTCTCAAAGAAAAAATTCGGTCCGGGGCATCAGCGTTTTGTAAGCCTTGGTCGAACTAGTATATCAAAAGGGCTCGATCATAATATACATTTTCTCAATGCTATGGATAGCATTGATCCCGTTGAAACTATTACATTCATAGGGAAAGTAGGACATACACCCTTTAAAACACCAGCAGCTGACGAATATACGATAAAACGCCTAAGCCCTGCACTACGCGAAAAGATTAACATTACCGGCCACCTTAGTCGAGATGAAGTATCAAAAGTACTCAACACCGCTGCGAGTTCTGGCTTTTCTCTAAATTTCTCCCCGCAAGAAACATTTAATTATGCGTTTCTGGAACTGCTTGACCATGGCCTACTTCCGTACTCTAAAAAATCAACGGCTATGGAGGAGTTCTTCCCAGATCATCTAAGGCACTTATTGATACCTCACGACTTTAATCTAACACAGCTATCATTCATTCATGAAAGCATCAAAACAAATGCTGAATACGGTGAGGAAGTGCGAGATTATGCTGGAAGCAAAACAAATCCGTCAAAATTCGCCCAGAAGTATGAGGAAGCAGTAGCGCCATTGCTGGATAAAAAGCCTTCCATCTCGCCAACAAAAGTTACTTCACGAGCCACCGCTGAGGATGTCACTTTTCTTATGGCATCATTTAATCCGAGAGGATTGATAACGGAAAGTATTAACAGCGTTCGTGCACAAAGTACGAAAGGCGCTAGCTTGATCATTGTTAGCGACGGCAGTACCGATGCCCAATCTTTGGCTCTTCTCGATGAAGTATCTAAAGTTGATGGCGTTAGGATCATTCATTCTGATGCAAATGAGGGCTTATGCGCAACTAGAACTAAACTAATTTCGGAATGCGGTACTAACTTAGCTGTTTTTATCGATGACGACGATATTATAAATTACAAGTACTTGGAAAAGACAATAGAAGTGTATAACCAGAACACTGTTAATGCAAATGCAGTTTTAACGTGGCGTCGAAATTTTGGGATAAACGAAAGCCTCATAATTAACTTCAATATGGAGGATTATGAGTTTCTTCTTTGGAATGATTTCCGCATGACTAGTTTGATTGAGACTTCTGCCCTTCGAACAGTCGGCTTTGTACCTGGCATGAGAAACGGTGAGGCTGATGACTGGGATTTTTGGCTGCGCTTTAGAGAGATGGGGTATTTAGCTACGATTTTGCCAGAGGACCTTTTCCGCTATCGATATCACGAAGGGAGCATGTCTTGGCCTTGGTCAAAAGGACAGGCTGAGTTGACGGCGGAAATACAGAGCAGGTCTATTCTGACTGGATTAAAGTCGGGCCGTTTACCTGATGATGTAGTTCTGGAGCTGATTACCTCAGCGCGTTTAAACGAAATGTCCGACAAGTCAGTCGCATTAGGACAGGCGGAAATTGCGGCCATCAAACGGTGGGGCTTCATTCAATCAGCCAAACAAAAGAGACCAATTATTGGAAGAATGAGCGAAATTTTGTATAAGGGCGGCTCGTGGTTGGCACGTAAGTCTACTGGTCAAAGAGTAAGCTAACCCCCCCAACCACCAACCGGGACCAATTAATACTATACCTGACAAGATGCCAATGGCCAAGCTTGGCCTTTTACCATCTAAGCCGCCCACTGAGGCGGCTTTTTCTTTGCCGAAAGGAAATACCAATGGCCAAGGGAACCTTTGCCAAAGCGATGCCGCATGTCTTCTCGGAAGAGAGCGGGTATGTGGATAACCCCAAGGACCCCGGCGGCGCAACGAATATGGGCATCACGATCGCTACGCTGTCGGCTTGGGAAGGGCGGAAGGTATCGAAAGCCGAAGTGAAGGCGCTGACCAAGACCAAGGCAACGGATATCTATCGGGAGAACTACTGGAACAAGGTTGCCGGTGATGATCTGCCTGCCGGTGTGGATTATGCGGTCTTTGACTTTGCCATCAATTCTGGCCCAGCCCGCGCCGTCAAGATGCTTCAAAAGGTTGTCGGCGTCGATCAGGATGGCGTCATCGGTGCAAAGACGCTCGCCGCTGTTCGCAAGATGGCTGCTGACCGGATCATCAACGAACTGTGCGATACCCGTCTGGCGTGGCTGAAAGGTCTCGGCACGTTCTCGACGTTCGGCAAGGGTTGGACTTCGCGTGTCTCGCGGGTTCGGTCTCGCGCTCTGGCTTTTTCACGTGACAGTGCGCCAGTGCCGTCACCTGTGCCGCAGGTTCCAACAGGCAAGGCCGTACAGTCTGATACGTCCTTGAAAGAGGTGCTGAAGAAACCTGAAGCATGGGGACCGCTCGGCGGGCTTATTACCGGCGTCGGCGCAATGGCTGACGGTTCCGGCCCGATGCAATGGGCGCTGGCTGTTGCAATGGTCGCACTGGTTGGGATCGGTCTGTACTTCTTTATCCAGCGGGTGAGGAAAGAGGCATGATTTGGGTGCTCATACCAAACTGGCTGAAATACTCGCTCGCTTGCCTTGCTGCTGCCGCCCTTATCGCTGGCGGTAGCTATGTCGCCGGAAAGCTATCAGGCAGGGCCAGCATCGAAACAAAGATCGAAAGGCAGAACAATGAAGCCACAGGCAAAGCTCTGGATGCTGCTCGCTCTTATGATCAGTGCGTCGATGCTGGCGGGGTGTGGACATTCAGGACCGGCAAATGTGAGCGGCGTCCGTAACGTTCTCGGAACTGATCTGCTAGGCGCTCGCGGGGCAACCGATGCTGATCAACGAAAGATCGACCGCACCATAGTGCGAGGTTGTGCTGGCGGCGTCTGGTCGAAAGACGAGTGCGCTATTCACGACAAGAAGTAATAGGGGCAACCGGGCGGATGGAAGCAACGAACATGCCTGAAGAAAGCGATCTCCGGTCCCGCGTCGTCGGGCTTGAACACGCAACGCAGTCGAACAATCAGCGTCTGACCACGTTGGAAGCTTGGCAGCGCCAGCGAGATATCGACAGCGCTCGCCATGATGAAAAGTGGGTAGCGATGGAAGCCCGGATCGATACACGGTTCTCAGGGCTGGAATATTCCGTCAAAGGCATCCAAGCCACGCTGTCGCGGATTATGTGGATCGTTGTAGGCGGGATACTAAGCGCCGTGGTCGTGTTCATTAGTAGCGGCGGATTGAAGCTTGTCTGA